TCCCACTCATCACCTGAACCACCGCCAAGCAGGAAGCCGGACATATCGTCTTCATGCAATCGCTGCATAATCACCACAATGGGTGTTTCAGGTGCGTTGGTTCTGGATGCAATGGTGTTGTTGAACCGGTTGTTGATTCGTGCCATCACAGTCTCACTGAAGGCGTCGTCTGGCTTCAGCGGGTCATCTATCACGATCAACCCTTGGAACCCGTCAGCGGGTGACATGGAGCCGCTGTACACACGTTCAAGCGCACCAGCGCCGAACCCAGTAATCGCTCCGCCTGAAGCGACAGCATAAAGGCCGCCACCTCTGTCAGTGTACCATTTCTTTTTGCTGTCTGAATCAGTGCGTAACTTGCACGGGAACAACCGCTGGAAGTCTTCACTCTTCACAATGTCGCGCACTGCCGCACTGTTATCCAGTGCCAGATCATCAGAGTATGAGATGTGAATGTTTTTAGCAGCTGCGTTGTTGGCCATGACCCACGCCAACAGCATGTGAACCGCTACCAATGTTTTGCCGTAGCGAGGAGGAATGTTAATGACGAGCCTGGAGCAGTGCCCACTCACAACTCGAATCAGTGCGTTGATGATTTGATCATGATGTCTGGTCAAGATGAACTTCTTACCGGTCGTATGTTTGAAGAAGTAGCGAATGAAGAACTTGAAGTCAGCCAACAGCACCGGCTTCAGTGCTTCGTCAACAGTACCCTGGGTGATGTCAGATGGTTTTATCGAACGCGTCAATGATGGCCTGACTCAGTTTGGGATCGACAGCAGCCTTCGGACTCATGCTGCCGTCAGACGAGGTGTTATCCACACCAATCTTGTCAGCATACCGCGCGTTGTTCTTCAGCCAGAATATAGCACCCGCGCCGCCGCCGGAAAGTAGATTTTCTTCAACAGAATCAACGACTACCTGCCGTGCTTTTGTTATAATGTCAGAAAATTGATCCTTTTTACTGTACTCCAGCAGCCCCTGACGCGACAAATCCAATGCGATAGCGAGACCCTGAATAGTCAACGGTCGCTTCGATTCAAGGCGTTCAGCGAAGTATATATCGAGCTTCGCCTGCACCTGTTCGACGCTGATATATTTGGGTGGTCTGCCTGCATGTTTCATGAACCGCATTATCACCGGGATGATTCAAGAATGTCAAGCACACATTTCTAGCGACAATCAACATTTTCCTCGACACCATGACAGATGCCAACCTCACCTACTACTATACGATTTTACACATACCCTATTTTATCTTATTTATATATTTATATACTTTATCCTCTTTATACTCTTTTATTATTTTATCTGTCATTTAAGAAAAAAGAGAGTATAAGTATAAGGAAACAAAGGGAAAAATGAATGACAGATGTATCTGTCATCATCCGACACGCATCCGTCATCCCTACTGCAAATAATACTACTAATCAGATTAGTAGTATTATAATACACCCAATTAAATCATGTATAGATGGATGACGGATCGCCTATCTGACAACGAATAATACTACCAATTTAATTGGTATGAAAATAAGTGCTTTACTTCTGTAATACAAATCATTATAGTTCGCTTTGTAACATCACAAACAAGGAGGCACAACATGGAAGAATCAATCTTAACAAGGAACCAAAAGAAAACCTTCACCGTCAACGAGGTTATCCTAGACGGCCACAATGTGGACATCGTGGCAGAAGTTCGTCACGACGACGAGTGTGGTAACGGGCACAACACTTTCACAATCACCGGTACTGTATATAGAGCGGGCCGCAGGTCAGACCGTGCTACCATCTCATGCGGCTGCATCCATGATGCCATAGCACTGTACTTCCCCAAGTTGGCACCGCTCATCAAGTGGCATCTGACCAGCACTGATGGCCCTTTGTACTACGTGGCCAACACTCTGTATCATGCACGCACCTGTGACACCCCCGGTAAACAGCCGGGCGATCCGATCCGGTTCGACACCCGGTTGAAGTTCTTACATTCACCGTTCACGTTCGCTGAACAGGAGAAGGGCTTCTGGGACTACCTGGAAAGCGTCGGTGACTTTGATAACATTGAAGTTGTTCCTGTCCCTTATGATGATCGTGACACATACAGCTACAGTGACAACTACAGCTTGACTGGTTTTATTAAAGAAAACGAAACCGATCAGTGGTACAAAGCACCGTTCAAGTCGTTACGTGAGGCTACTGAGTTCCTGGAAGCATTGCGCCGGTTCAGCTATTCGTTCGTCGCCACACCAATCAAGTGGGCAAAAGCTGAAGAAGCTGATCTTGAAGCAGCGCGTCGATCCGCAGTGTGGCCTGAAGCAGAGCTTGAGGACTTCACCAAGGAGAAGCTGGAAGCACGCCTTCCCGCACTACTGGAAGAGTTCCAGCGTGACGTTGAGTCACTTGGGTTGGTGTACTGAAATGGCATATTGGATTCAAGACCTGGAAGGTAACACCATCACAACCGGATTCACTCGTGCCCAAGTTATACGAGGGCTGCGTGAGAACGACTTGCTGATGTATGGTGACAAGTTTGCATACCGGCTGCCTGTTCGGGGTAGGAAGCTGGTCATAGTCAAACCGTTACCCTGCGTGTCATATCAAATAGTAAATCAGTAGCAACGAAGCCCACCTGCAACAAGGTGGGCTTTTTGTGTCTTGACATCCAATACGACAGAATTACAGTACGCACACCCTCCAGGAGCCGGGGCTTGATCTCCCCGGCGTTTTTTTTGGAGCGGCTGGGGGTGTCAATGAAGGGTAATCAATTATCAAACAAGTTTCTGGATGAAGCTATAGAGAAAGAGCAACCTGTGACCCTGTCAACTGTAACTGGTGAAATTACCACCAGGTGCATTCTTAATTACGACAGTTACACAATACTAATTGACGACGACGATGGTTTAATTCGACTCATCTTCAAACACGCAATAATCAGCATATCATGGTAATAACAAACAAAGAGTTCCTGATTGCCATCTTCGGTGATGACGCACCGTTCGTCTATGTCACTGATTTTCCCTACGATCCGGGCGACATACCACCTGATGAAAATCTGCGGTCATGGTCTGGCGACTGGGCTTCCCGATACAAGCTGACACCCGGCTGGAACCAATACTACACCATCAGTATATTCAACCCTGACACAACCGGCAGGGCACGCCGACGCAAAGCGTTATATTTACGCACACCTGTTGTCGTCCTGGATGATGTGCTTGAGAAGCTGCCAATGTCCGAAGTGTCAAAACTACCACTTCCGACTTATGTTATTGAAACCAGCCCCGGCAGTTTCCATTGGGGATACAAACTCACCACACCGTGCGCCACCCGGTCAAGGGTAGAGAACCTGCTTGATGGCCTGGTAGCTAAAGGACTCGCCCCCAATGGCGTTGATCCGGGCATGAAGGGAGTCACCCGGTTCGTGCGACTGCCTGAAGGCTGGAACACAAAGAAGAGGAACGGGGAACCGTGGCAGTGTCGACTCACTGAGTGGCACCCAGAGCGCACGGTAACACTGAAGCAGCTCGCAGCACCTTTCGACGTTAACCTTGATGCACCGCGTGCCTCAGAGCGTGTGGACGGTGCCCTGGACATACCTGATCACCCGATCATTACCAGCGGACTGGTCAACATAAAGTCAAAACTGTCACCGGGTCGATATGACATAACTTGTCCATTCGTAGAAGAGCACACCAACGCTGAGGACAACGGCACCGCCATCTTTACCAATGAAGACGGATCACTTGGCTTCAAGTGCCACCACGGTAACTGCCAGACGTTGAACGTCGGTGATTTGATTGAGGAGCTTGACTCACAGCAACCGGGTTTCGCTGACTCACTCCGGAATTGGCAGGTGATGCGCAGCTTCAACAGTGTGACCGACACGCCGACCGATACTGACTCACCATCAACCATCGATCCGCTTGAAAAACTCAGTCACATTGAGCCAAACGATCCTGCTCGACTAAAGCTGGCCGGCGCGATTCTTAAAGAAGCTACACACGGAACTGCCGCTGAGTTGATTGACATAAAAGCAAAAGTCGCTTGCGTAATGGGCTGGACGAAACAAGAAGTAACACTGGTTGAAAAGGATCAGCACGAAAAGCATAAGGAGGGTTTATCTGACTTTTACAAAGGGTTCATCTTTTCACGCGGGATCAACCGGTTCTATGAAGCACGCACACGCACATTCTACAAGACCGATGCGTTCCGAAACTCATTTTGCGAGTTCTCGGGTGATGTTCTAAACGAGGCGTTAGGCGGTGGTGTTAAAAAGGTGGACAAGATCGAGTTTGCACCTGAAAGAGCTGCAACGTTCATGCGCGGCAATGTAGAGTATGGTAACACATGGGCACCAATACTTGAAACAGGTTCTACAGGTGACTGCACGCCATGGCTGCGCCACTTTGACACCATGGGCTGGTCAGAGCATAGAGATCACATCCTAAAGTGGATGGCGTTCACCATGCGTCATCCCGGTCAGAAGATCAACCATGGTATTATGTTTGCCGGGAAGGAAGGTGTCGGTAAAGACTGGTTGCTTGAGCCGTTGCGCCGGTTTATGGGTAATCAGTATCGGTCGATCCAGGGCAACAAGCTGGCCAGTGAGTTCAATTCATACCTAGTATCGGTGAAGTATCTGAACATCAATGAAACAGATGTTGGTGACCACAAAGATGCACGGGCAATTAGTAACCTGATCAAACCGCTGTTAGCCGCACCACCCGACAAGTTGACGGTGAATCCAAAAGGACTGCCGGAGTTCGAGGTTACGAACATCGTCAACGTAACAATGACCACGAACAGTGACCACCCGTTGCTGATGACTGAAATGAGCCGACGACTGTTTGCTGTGCACACTTCGTTGAACGTGCGTGACAGTGATGGTGAGATGCTACCGGAGTGGCAGAAGTATTGGAATGAGTGCTGGGCATGGATGAACAACGGCGGCGGTGGCCATTGTATTGACTACCTGTTGCACCATGTTGACCTGACTGACTTCAACCCTGGGCAAGCTCCGAAGATTACCGGGTTCATCCGAAACCTGGCCGATCAATCGAAGTCACTGCTGCAAGTCACTATTGAAGACCTGATCGCGAGTCGGTCTGGAGTCTTTGCACAAGAGAGCTTAACACCTGCTGAAGTTGTCGAAGGAATTAAGGCGTGCGCGCTTGCCGGTGACTCGCAGGTGTGTGTTGACCTGAACCGAGTCAACAAGATTTCAGTCGGTCGTGTCATGGGTAAAACTGGAGCAGTGTGTGTCAGAACAACACACGGCAGAAGGTGGCAATTAAGATAGTTGTTGACATTAGTATTACAAAGCATTACGGTTCGCTTCAGGAACAAATAAGGAGGCAACACAGTGCACACGGAGCAACTATTATCGAAGTATGGCAACCCTGTAAAAAATCAGGTTGTAATTCATGAAGGCAACACTCGCACGTTTAAGAGCTACAATTTAAACATAGCTAAAATAACTCAAGGTCATGTAACACTTGATGAACAATTTTGGGATTACTCAGTTACGACTGGGTTCTATCGCAATCAGTTTCTGGGTGAGAACAAAGCAGAAACACAACGAAAAATAGATTCAGGCGAATACCTGCTAGGAGACTTAAATTGAAAATTCAATACAGGATCGGCAAAACGATTCACGACTTCACCGTAAGTGAAGAAGAAATTCTGTTTCACTGTGGCACAGGTAAGGCGCTCGGCAAGATCAACAAGGCAGAAAAGCACCCGTGCGGTTGCAAGTTGCTCACACCCCGGGTCGCGGCTATTGCGCTGTTGAACAAGCTGGTCGCGAAGCACGGTGCTGATGAGCTGAACAGGAGGTTGGAAGCGTGAACGATAAAGCCTGCTTCGGTTGTGGTCGCTGGCTTGATGAGCGACACCTTGATCATCGTGGCTACTGCCAGGACTGTGCAGAGGCTTATGACTCACACCAGGCAGAGTTGGCAGAAGAGCGTCAGCGTCAGCTCGACTGGGACGATGAACATGATGGTTGACATTCGTAACACAACGCAATACCGTTGCCGTACTAATGTAGGAGGTAAACCATGCCACAAATTTTAGACGGAAACCTTCAGCTCCGCATTGATTCACGCGAGCTGAGATCGTTCAAAAAGAAGTGCGGGAAAATGCACCGTAATCACTCGGACTTGCTCCGAGAAACCATAACCGCCTTCAACGAAGATCGGTTACAAATCGCTAAACCAGAAGGAGATAACCTGTATGTCAATTGAAAATAACCTGGAACGAATCGCCGACGCGTTGGAGAAGCTGGCCGGTATTAAACAGCTATCTGAAAATGAGATCGCTAAAAAGATGATGGAACCGAACCCGATATTAAATGACCTGCTTTTCAAATCTGCACCTGCACCTGCACCTGCACCTGCACCTGCACCTGCAAAGTCGATGACTCTTGATGCGCTGAACGGTGCGTTGATTGCTGAGTATCAACGCCTTGGTGGTCGTGAAGGTATTGACAAGGTGTTGATTGATACGTGTGGTTCATTGTCTATCAATAAACTGAAACCTGCTCAACGTGCACAGGTACTGGAATTAGTGAAGGAGCTGAAGGCATGAGCATTTTATCACTGATCGCTCGTGTACTCGGCGACGATGTATTCAAAGCTGAATTGCCAAAGTTCAATCATCGATACTATGGTCACGGATACACACCTGGCACGCATCAACGTAAGCGTCGTCGCCATGCTGCAAGGACTCGCGGGGGTAAGAAATGAGCAACCTTCACGCAAGACTAGGCCCGTCAAACCACCGCTGGCCGCACTGCCCCGGCTCAGTGCGGGAAGAGTCAGTGTATCAGGACGTATCCGGGGAAGCTGCCATTGATGGCACCGGGTCACACCTGCTGCTTGAGATGTGCCTGAACAACGGTGTCACGGCTGAAGTTTACGACGGTGAGATCATCGGTGTGAACAATCCGGACAACCTGAATGGTTGGATGGTGTTTCCTGACCGGTGTGAACGCGTGCAACAATGCCTCGACTACATTGAGCGCCGTATCAACGAGATGGAAGAGCAGTTCCCAGGCGCGACAATAATTGCTGAAGCCGAAAGTCAGTCAAACCCTGGCAAACAATTCGGTCGAGATGACTGGTGGGGCACATGTGACGTTACCATCACTGTAACAGGTACTGATGGATTCTGCTGTTTCCTCGAAGTCTGCGATTATAAAGATGGTCGCGGTTGGGTAGGTGCTGAAGATAACTCACAGCTCCAGTCGTATCTCATCGGTAAACTGAACACTGTTTACAAAACAGCAACGCTTCCGTGTCGCATGACTATTGTGCAACCGAAGACCAATCCGACTGTGCGTTATCAAGACACAACGTCAAACGCAATTGCAGGTGTGTCGCTGAAGTTGGTCGCTGCTGCCACGGCAACTGACGACATGAACGCACCGTTGATCCCTGATAGTAAAGATGGCAAGGGGTACTGCAAGTGGTGTAAACATAAACCGAACTGTGAGGCTTTGCTGAACAGTGGAATAACAAAAATAAAGGAGGTATCGGGCATGAAACATGTTAACCCAGAAGGTCAAAGCCTGTTTGAACTAATAGCTGATAATTTCAAGTCAGCTGCAACACTGAGTGACAGTGACCTGGCTGACCTGGCTGACGCGAAAGATGCACTTGTTGCTCAGTTCGCGAAGGTCGATGAAGAGATTCGGCAACGGCTTGAAACCGGTGGCGCAGTGCCTGGGTATATCATGGCACCGGGTCGCGGATCATACAAATGGTCAGCCGACGAAGAGACAGTGATTAAAGCACTGAAGAGCAGGCGACTGAAGAAGGATGACTATTACCCACCGAAGTTGATCAGCCCTGCGCAAATGAAAGAGCTCGCAATCCTGACAGACGACCAGAAGAAACGGTTGGCTGACCAGCTTGTAGAGTACACACCCGGCAAGCTCACTGTTAAGAAAGTGGCTCGCACCGTCGCAACAGCGCCTGTTGTAGATTTTAGCAGTGAGGCCGCTGCTGAAAAAGTCTCGTTCTTTTAAGGAGGAACAACATGCAAATCAAAATTAAAGGCATTATGTCATATCCGCACCTGTTCACGCCACGTGCTGTGCAGCAGGGTGATGAAGCGAAGTTCTCGTGCTCAGTCATCCTGCCAGCAAACGACCCGCAGGTTGCAGCAATTCAGCAGGCAATCGACGCTGAAAAGGCAAACGGCTTTCCGTCTGGCTTCCCAAACACTGGGCGAGTATGCTTGAAGGCTGACCCGGATCACGAGGGTTATGTTGTACTGAACGCCAGTGCCAAAGCTGACCGGAAACCAGTGTGCGTTGATCTGAACCTGCAACCGGTGATGGATCAGGGTGCAGCAATCGCCGGCCAGTTGGCTTGGTTCCAGATCAACACTTACTCATACAACAGCGCAGTGAACAAGGGTGTCGGTGCCGGGCTTAACGGCGTGATGCTCACTGGGGAAGATGGTGCACTTGGTGTGCTGGGTAACGTACAAACTGCTGAGTCCATGTTCGGTGACGTTGCGCCGTTCCCGACTCAGGGTGGTGCTCCAGCTCCAGCTCCAGCTCCAGCTCCTGCTCCTGCTCCTGCTCCAGCTCCTGCTCCTGCTCCTGCTCCTGCTCCTGCTCCTGCTCCTGCTCCTGCTCCAGCTCCAGCTCCTGCTCCAGTCGGACTGATCATGACTGACAAAGCAGCTGGTGTGACGTATGATGCGTATAAGGCGCAAAGCTGGTCTGATGAGCAACTCATCGCGAACGGCTTGGCCATTAAGCCAAGCTTTGCTTAAAACAGGGTGCCTCTTTCGGGAGGCACCTTAATCAAGGTCACTGGTTAGCCGGTGCTCTTGATTAAGGAGGTTCGCACATGAACTATTCAGCAGAAGCGATTGATTCACTTAAAAGAATTAAAGGTGATTGTGAATTTAAAAATGTACTGCAAACCATCGAGCACTCAGTGAAATTCGATATGACTGAGGGTGAATTACTAACTAGAGACATCCCTGATTATAGCAAAGCATCGATAAGACTTCCGTATGATAAGTTATCAATCGAATTGATGGTGAGGGTAGGTAACAGTTTCACTGACTCTGTTCTAATCCCTTCAGTATTTACTTATGAAAAAAGTAAAAACGGCATTATTACTTCTAGGGCTTTTAAATCGAAGGGTATGTGGTCATTGGATTCTACATTGTATTTAATGTTAGGGCGCACTGTAGGTGAGTTTGATGTTAAACCAAAAATCATAATGAACGGTGAACGACACCGTGACGATGAGTGTATCCTTGTTGCATCACTCGTTATGAAAGCACTCTTGATATTGAACAGCATTCTTGACTGCTCCAATATTGAAGCTGTCACAGTGGAACCACGCATCAAGTCACAGTGGGGCAAGCGTAAAAAGAAACTGAATCGTTTTGAATACAAAGAACTGGTTATAAAAGAAAGCAGATCGAACCGTGTTAGTGATCATGAGTCTGAACACGCGAATGTATGCCGACGCGGTCATCTTCGTCGGGGTCACATCAGGAACCACCCGACAGCGGGGAAAATATGGATCAACGCTTGCGCGGTAAGTGGTACCGGGTTTATAAAGAAAGACTACAGGATCACACAATGAAGCACGACTTAATTTACGACATTGAAACTTTTCCTAACGCCTTCACCTGCTCAATCAAGTCAGCACTCACTGATCAGGAGTGGACCTTTGAAATCAGTGATCGACGTGACGACGGTGATGCGCTTATAAATTTCATCGAAGTTGCTGCGAAAAACGGTTGCCGTCTGGTCGGCTTCAACAGTATCGGCTTCGATTATCCGGTGATTCACTACCTTATGTCGAACCGTTGTACTGTTTCTGACATATACCAGAAGGCCATGTCGATTATCAACACACCGTTCAATGCCCGGTTCAGCAACATAGTCTGGGAGAGTGAGTGGAAGATTGAACAGCTTGACCTGTATAAGGTCATGCACTTTGACAACCCAGCCAAGGCCACCGGGCTGAAGGTGCTTGAATTCAACATGCGCATGGAGTCGGTTGAAGACCTGCCGTTCCCCGTCGGCACCGCGCTCACCAGCGACCAGATCGACACGTTGATCAAGTACAACATGCACGACGTTGACGCTACGTTGCAGTTCTATAACGAAATTATGCCTGCAATCAAGCTACGCGCGAGCCTGACTGAAAAGTTCAACCGTAACATGATGAATATGTCCGACGTGAAGATAGGTGAGACTCTGCTGACGACTGCCATGGAGCAGCACGGCACAAATTGTTATGCAATTATTAATGGTCGCAAACAAAAGAAGCAGACCATCAGGGACTCACTGAACCTGGGCGACGTTATCTTTCCATACATCAGACTTGAGAACCCTGAGTTCGAGCGTGTCCGTCGGTGGCTGGCAGCTCAGACCATCACTGAAACGAAAGGTGTGTTCAGCGACCTTGTGGCTTCACTGGGTGGCCTTGATTACAAGTTTGGCACCGGTGGCTTGCATGCGTCACTGTCGTGCCAGAACGTGTACTCAGCTGAGCATATGCAGCTGATTGATTGGGATGTTGCCTCAATGTACCCAAACGTCGGCATCAGGAATAAACTGTATCCAGCACACCTCGGTACATCATTCTGTGATGCGTACCTTAACGTGTACGAAACCCGTAAGACCTTTCCGAAAAAGACACCGGAAAATGAAGCGTATAAGCTGGCACTGAATGGTGCCTACGGTGGATCGAATAACAAGTACAGCCCGTTCTTCGATACCGCGTACACCATGAGCATAACCATCAATGGCCAGCTTATGCTGTGCATGCTCATTGAACAGATGCTAAAGGTTCCGGGGCTTCAAATGGTGCAGGTAAACACCGACGGCATCACATGCCTTTGCCCTCGTGAATATATCGAGCACACTCGCAACGTGTGCCGATGGTGGGAGAGCATCACGAACCTGGATCTGGAAGAGGCGTTGTATAAAAGCATGCACATCAGGGACGTAAATTCGTATATTGCTGTCTATGAGAACGGCAACGTGAAGCGGATCGGCGCGTATGCTTACGTCACCGCACACGACAACCCCGGCACGCGTGAACTGCCGTGGCACAAGGACTGGTCGGCGCGAGTCATTGCCATGGCAGCAGAGGCGGCACTGATTCACGGCACACCTGTTCGCGAGTACATCGAGAGTCACGACGACATGTTTGACTTCATGCTGCGCACCAAGGTGCCACGCAACTCGTTGCTTGAGTGGGGTCGCACGCGGGTGCCGAACATCATCAGGTACTACATCAGCACCGACGGCGATATACTTGAGAAGGTGATGCCGCCGACTGGTGAGCCGGGCACATTCAAGCGCAAGGCAACCTGTCCGAAGTCAGTGTATGAGTCAGCCGATAACACCGTCTGGAACCCGGACATTCACACCGGCAATCAATCAGTGCATGAAGAACGTCGGTCAGGGATTCACACCGGCTGGACAATCCGACTGTGCAACGTGATGCCGAAGGGTGAGATCGATGACATCAATTATGAATATTATATCAGAGAAGCTGAGAAGCTGGTGGAGCCGCTAGTATGAAAACTATTATTCGGATTTTGATTTCTATTTTGATATTTTTAGCCGGTGGTGTGATAGCTGATCATATTAACAGTCAAGGGTATCACTTGTGGCTACTGGTATGGGTCTTCTTTATTGCTTGGTTGCTTGTGTTAGTTGACTTCTGTATTACAATTCATTACCGTTCGATTTCTGGAGGTTCATCATGAAACAATTCATCAAGTCTATCCCAACACTACCACGCGGCGCCGGTGACAGAGCATCGTTCAAGTTCGGCAATTGCACATACAGCTGCCTGAACGACGATGAGTCTGTGCAAGCGTTCGCTGAAAAGCTGGCACTGCGAGTTAAGCAAGGCTGCTACAAAGCTACACATGCAACGAAAGTCAGTCGCCCAGGTACAGGTCGTCCCGGCGCACAAGGTGTCATTGATCAGTTCATCATAGATGGTGAGCTGGATAACGCTATCGAGTATGCCCGGCTTCGTGGCGTGAATGTTTATTACTATGCCGGATTCCCTGACGGTGAGAAGTTGCCGCTGGTCAAGTGCAAACTAATCGAACCGGGTTATGTCCTCGGCAACACCGGCAAACAATGGACGGTGACCCACCTCGACAGTGGTTACGCTGTTGGGCATGGTAAAAATAGACCAGCGGCATTGGAAAACTTTGCCGAACAACGAGCACACCCTGAGTATGAAGAACGGTTGGCGAAGGTCGCGAAGGGTTTCCAATGAGCTTCCCGCTGTTTGAGAACGACGAGCAAGAAGGATTCAAAGTTACACCACTGATGATTCAGAAGACAAAAAAATCAAAGAACACAAATCGAGGTTACAACATAATGAGTGTACTAGACGAAGTGCTGACAGCATGTCAGGAGTACAAAAAGAACGGCGATGAACCACGGTTCATCATCATGCCTGCGAACAGGACACGAGAGTTGCTGACCGACTTGATTGAGCTACAGGGTGAAGGTTGCCCGAAGGAGATCGTCGAAGTTGCGCATATCAAAGATGACGACGACCTGGCTGACGCAATGACTAAGCTCAGCCTTCATGGTGTACACATTATGGTTGTCACGACTCAGATCGTTATCGGAGGTTGGGATGGGCACGCGTGAGAACAAGGTTGAACGCCACCTGAACGCGTCGGTGGAAGAGATTGGAGGTGTCACCCGGAAGTGGGTGTCACCTGGGCGTGACGGTGTGCCTGATCGCATTGTGATCTATAAAGGCAGGGTTGTTTTCGTCGAAGTGAAGACAACCGACGGCAAGTTGTCACCGTGTCAGGTTCGGGAGCATAAGCGGCTCCGGTTTGCTGGCGCTGACGTGGTGACTGTTTATGGTGAAGAAGAAGTGAACGATTTGATTTGGAGGTTGATTTGCGGGTCTTAAGTGATAAAAAAATAAAAGTGTTATTGAACATGATTGAGTTTAATGGTTTAGCACTCACAGACCTTAAAACAAGGTTGGGTAGTTGTGTTGACGTATGTGGGTTTAATCCTGTCGATGACTTCATACTGATTCAAATCCCTTTGAATGAATCGGAAATGCTTTCAGCCGTAAAAATATCCGTTATCAACCGTGCTGCACCACCGAATTATACCATAATTAAAGACGGAAAGTATGGTATTCAGATTTCAAACGAAGAAAAACGCCATGTCATTTCGAGAGCACTCAACGCGTATAAATACGACGGGTTCAGAGAAAAACTAACAATAATGTGCGAAACAGTGGACATGCTTTCAGGGCGACCATGCTGACCCCTCAACACCTGCATCAGTATCAGCGTGAGTGCATCATGCATCAGCTCACACATGACCAGTCGATGTTGTGGCTTGGGATGGGACTGGGCAAAACCCCAATCACCCTCACCACCATCGTTGACCGGATGCGCACCGGGCAAGTGCAGAAGACCTTGGTGTTTGCACCGCTACGCGTGATCCAGTCGGTATGGGCAAAGGAAGCACGGAAGTGGGAGCACACGAAGCACCTGCGCTTCTCCATCGTACACGGCACGAAGGTGAAACGTTCGCAGGCATTGTTCGCACCTGCTGATGTGTATCTGATCAATTACGAAGCGATGAATTGGCTGGCTGAAACACTGGATCATTACTACCTGTCGCAGAATAAACCATTGCCGTTTCAGATGGTGGTGTATGATGAAATTTCAAAGCTGAAGAACAGCACTGCGCTCCGAATGAAGGGCGGCAACAGGGATCGAAAAGATAAGCACGGAACCGTTCATAAGATTCGCATTACCGGGTGGCGTAAGATGATCCCGTACTTCCGATTCAGCACCGGCTTGACCGGCACACCGGCAAGCAACGGCTACCTTGACTTGCACGGTCAGTACCTGGCACTTGACAACGGTGCTCGGCTCGGTGAGTACATCACCAGGTTCAGGGATAATTACTTTCAGTCTGACTTTATGGGCTGGTCGTACAGTCCGACTGAGATCGGGAAGCATGTGATCGAGCAGAAGATCAGCGATGTTACGGTAAAGATGGACAGTAAAGATTACCTTGACCTTCCTGCTGTTAAAGTTACAGACCTCTTAGTTACCATGCCTGACAAAGCAAGGCAGGCTTATGAAGAAGTCGAGCGTGACATGTTTGCTCGACTCGACAACGGTGATGAGCTGGAAGTGTTCAGCCGAAGCAGTGTGTCGAACAAGTGTTTGCAGATCGCGAACGGGAGTCCCTACCTGGAACCGGGTCAACCTGAATACACCATCACACATGACGCGAAGCTGGACGCACTTGAAGAAGTGTTGGAAGAGGCGGCAGGCTCGTCGGTGTTGTGCAGCTACTCATTCAAAGCAGATGCCGACCGGATCATGAAGCGATTCAAAAAGTTCAAACCAGTGAACCTTACTGCCGAATTATCACGCAAGACTGAAGGCATCATCGACAAGTGGAACCATGGCGAGATTAAGCTGATGATAGGTCACCCTGCGTGTTTACACGCGGACACCCAAGTATTGACAGAACGGAATGGATGGACGAAGATTGTCGAAGTTCTCGACACTGACAGGGTATTTGACGGTGTTGAATTTGTAGAACACAGTGGCTGTCGTTATTCGGGAACTAAAGAAGTGATCGAATGTTGTGGGATGGTGATGACACCGGATCATCAACTGTTGGTTGATGATCAATGGATGGAGGCACAAGATGTTAGAAATAGTAAGATCAGCAGGGAAAAAGCTGTCTGGGGGGAAGTACAGGCACATAGTGATTGCCAGATGCGTGCGATGTTCTACCGAGTTGAAGATGTATCAGCAGAATGTGACAAAGCACAATCGGGAGAACAGGACTCATTGCAAGAACTGCGTCGACGACCGATACCATCATCTGACAAACACCCGAATATGGCGAATATGGCAAGGAATGAAGCACAGAGCACACGACACGACGGACAAGAACTACGCGGGTCGTGGTATAACTATAGACCCAAGTTGGGAAAACTTTTTAACGTTTTATCGAGATATGTCCTCCGGTTATTCAGACAACATGGCGATAGAGAGGATCGACGTAAACAAAGCGTATTGCAAGAAGAACTGCACGTGGGTGACTGCGTTCAATCAACAATCAAACAAGAGAACAACCCGGAGGCTGGTGTACAAAGGAAAAGAGATTCATCTAGCGGGGCTTGTTCGCGAAACAGGGATCAGCAGAATGATGCTGACCATGCGACTGAACAGGGGTATGACCGGGGACGAAGCAGTGAAAGACGCGTTGAACTCTTCTCATGGGAAGAGCCAAAAGAGCCAAAACCTGCGGAAAAGAGAATTGCGAAAGTCTATGACCTAGTTGATTGTGGATCACGACACAGGTTCATGATTCGCAACAGCAAAGGGGAACTGTTCCTTTCTCATAACTCTATGGGGCATGGTGTTGATGGGTTGCAAGAGTCAGGTCACATAGTCGTCTGGTTCGGGTTGAACTGGAGCCTGGAGTTGTACGAACAGATGAACGCCAGGATAGATCGACAAGGTCAACGATCCCCTGTGTCGATCATCAGAATACTATGCACCGACACTGTGGATCAGGCTGTCGCTGACGCACTGGAACGGAAGACCGGAGATCAGCAAGGGTTGAAAGATGCATTACAACGGTATAGGTTTGCGTTATGAAGCACCCAACAGTCCACTTCATGTTACTGATGCTCGGCACAGGTATAGCCTGTATGGTGTGGTATTCTGTAGCAGGAGTGGCTTGGGTAGTGAATAAAATAAGGAGGTAACAGCTATGAAAAAAGGTGTGTTAGATAATTTTACAGTGACAATGAATACGCAAGCCAAGGGTGCTACGAAAATGCTTGCAGAGGCACTAAGGAGTCAAGCAAATGCCAATGAATTAAATAGTCGTGCAA